AGAAGTTGGGTGCCGCCGGCCAGATAGTGCAGGCGTTGGGGCTGAACCTCCGGGCGGAAGGGATAGACGAGGCTATAGAGCGGATGCACCCGGACTTCGACACCTTACGGCAAAGTGAGCAAGAGCGTATCAGGGGCAAGTTGATCTATGACGTGTACGGCCCGAGAACCCGCAGAGACAAAGAGAGGTGGATGGAAAAGTTTTGGGAATTCAACCCACCGACTGATGTGGAACGGGCGAAGTTCAAGGCGGATTTGGACCGGGAAGAGAGACAAAGGGAAATAAGGATGCGGGAGCAGGGGCCTGGTGGGGATGAGGGATCGCCCGGATTCCTTCGCGATGTCATAAGCGATATCATAACGAATTTCCCCAATCCCGTAGGCCGTTAATTTGACTTTCATCAATATCTGGTGTAACAATCTAACGGATACACCAGATGTGGTGGTTAAGTGACACACCCTCCACAAGAGGCCCTCACATGACGCAACAGACGACCCCGGAACCCGAACAGGCCGCAGAGGTACAGGCTGAGTCTACCGAAGAGGTGGACTGGAAGGTCCGTGCCGAGGAAGCGGAAGTCAAACTCAAGAAGGTAGAGAACGACCTGCACTCACAGCAGGGCCGTGACCGTACCAGGGACGAGTGGCAACATCAACTCGCTGATATCGGAGACAGGCTAGGCGCGATGGAGGCGGCCAACCAGGCCGTTATCCGCGCTTTCTCCACTGGCGATACCGACGCATTGCCCTCCGAACTCTCCACGATCACGGCCAGGCAGAACCAGACGGCAGCCGCCCGGTCTTACGAGGCCCGCTACGCTGCTCTCTCTGAAGAACTGCGAGAAGCTGTGCAGGACGGCGACGGCAACCAGGTGCTAGACCTCTACGAGTCCACCGAGTTGGAAGAGGTGCGCCAGGAATGGGTCGCAGCCCACAAGGCGAAAGACCCTGCCGCTCTGGCTAGTGCGATAGGCAAGACCCACCGGATAGCCCGACAGGTCGAAAGGAATGGCGGGTCGTCAGCGGAGCAACGCATCCGCGAAGAGGAAAGGGCTGCCGCCCGCACCCGGCTGGAAGCAGCCGGTATATATGACCTGGACACGGGGCCTTCGGGCGCCGGTTCTGGGTTGGCAGACATGGACTTCCTGAACGCTTACGGTAGCAACCCGGAACGCTACAGCAGCAAGGAAGACCGGGCAAGGGCAGACAAGATACTTAAAAACCTGAGATAAGGAGAGAGGTATGGCTGCTGGCGATACCATAACTCAATCGTTAGACGATAGCCTTCCGGTGGTCGTTGCGGCCGCCAGGCAGGTACGGGAGTTCGAGGGCGTCATGCCCAACCTGTGCGACAAGGTCACCCTGGACGAGGGGACGGGCCAGTCCTGGCGTGAAGTCAGCATGGCCCAACTCACCGCCCAAGAAGTCACCGAGACGACCAGGCTCGACAACCCGCAGCAGATGAGCGACACGCTCTTCACCATCACCCCGACCGTGGTCGGCATCCAGACACTGGTGACTGACAGGGTCGCGGCCCGTATCTCCCCCAAGGCTTACGCCCAGGTGGGGAGTTTGGCCCAGAACGCTATCGAGCGTAAGAAGGACGAGGACGGCCTGACCGTGCTTGACGGTGCTACCACTGAACTTGGTGGTTCTTCGACCACCCTGACGAGCGGGCACATATCGGCCGCCACCTACCGAATCAGCAGCAACACCACCGAGCCGGGGAATCCCCCGTACCGGTGCGTACTCCACGGCTTCCAGATCAAGGACATAGCCGATGAGATAACTGCTGGCGTAGGGACCTACAACCTGAGCGAGGGTCCAACCGCCCGTGTCTTCGCGGAGAAGTTCCAGGGCATGATAGCCGGGGCTCAGATATACGAGGATGGCAACATCACCATAACCAGCAACGCTGCCAAGGGCGGCGTGTTCGCCCAGGAAGCCATCGTCATCGTCCAGGGACGAGCCCCGCGCACGGCCACGGTACGGCGTGAGGACATCGGCGGTGGTGCTACCGTACTGTATCTCTATGATGAATACGCCTACGGTGAGCGTTCCTCCGGGAATTGGTTGTTTGAGATTCATAGTGACGCAACTGCCCCTACCTCGTAACATGACGCTATAAAACCGATGTGCTATACTCCCTATATTAAAGATTCTGGGAGGGTAGCATGTCAGCACATTTACAATGTACACGGTGTTTGGTGGCCTACGAGGCTAAGCGTAGCGATGCGCAATTCTGTGGTACGTGCAAAATTATCCGTGCCCAGGAACGTGCGGCTCAGTACGATACTAAGAAGAAGGAACCTTGTCCCCAATGTGGTGCTTTAATGGTGCGCCGGGCGCAGTCTTGTAGAAGGTGCGAAAACCAGCGTCGGGTAAAGGCTTACGTTGGTAATAACAACCCTAACTGGCGTGCTGGCCTCACGAAAGCTGATGGCTACATTTTAGAGAGGGTACAAACTGGAACACCAGGCAAGGGTAAGGGTGCTTTCTACCGTGGACAACATATAGTCATATGGGAAGCCGCGAACGGCTCATTACCTAAAGGGTGGGTGGTGCATCATCTTAACGGAATTAAGGATGATAACCGAATTGAGAACCTGGTGGGAATGACCCGTAACGAACACCATAAACATCCCCGCGAGGCCCTACGGCCTTATGAAGCCAGGATTCGGGACCTGGAAGATCTAGCTAACTTTTGGCAGCCACGACGAGATGTATTGCGTGGCTGACCAGGCATAGGAGATGTTGATATGCCACAGAGTGGATCAGGCAGGATCGAGATATTTGAGGATTTCATCGGCGCGGAATGGATAATCGCCAATACGGCCGCGTCTGGCGCCATCGGTTCCCTGCGGGTGATAGGTGACGGCGTTGCTGAGACCGACTCCGGTGCCGTCAACCTTGAGTCTGACGGGATGAGCGGGGTAGTGCAACTTACCAGTACCAACGAGGACAAGCACGGCGTTTACATCGCCACCCCGGTCATGTTCGATGTGGGACTCATGGGGCCATTGGTCCTGGAAGCCCGTTTGCGGCTCCCGGCCCTGGCTAACCGTGAGGTCTTCATCGGTTTCTCCGACGTGAACAGTGACGACCTTAGTTTGGAAGACGACCTGGTACATGGTGGCACCGCTACCATAACCCTGACCGCTTCCGACCTGGTCGGGTTCCTATTCTCCTCTGAACTTTCTGATTCAGAGGACTGGCACACTGTCTACAACGGCGGCACCACCACGGGCGAGACCACTTCAACGAGCCTCGACGTGAACGATGATGCGGTAGCCGGCGAGTACCAGATATTCCGGGTGGAGATCGCCCCTAACGGGACGGCCTTCTTCTATATCGACGGCGCGGCTGTCGGTGGAAGCGATTCTGCCAAGAGCAGCGGTGTGTCTGGTGCCGTATCTACTAGCGTAGACCTGGCAGTGGTTGTCGGCGTCGAGTCGAAGACCACCAGCAACCTCACGCTGGACATCGACTACATCAAGATCATGGCTAACCGCGACTGGGTCGTCTAGTCATAGATGAGTGCCCGGGGCAACCCGGGCGCCAACCTTATCATGTGCTGCTGTAGCAGCTAAGGAGTTAAGATGCCCGCAAGACGAGGATTCAGGTGGGACCAGGGCAACTCGCGACTTGAGGTCCAGGTGGACGGCACCATCGCCGCCCGCTTCGATGATACCGGGGCTTATCTGACCGTCCCTGCCGGTGGCATAACGGTCACGGCTGGCGACCTCACGGTTACGGCCGGTGACGCTCATGTGGTGGCCGAGAACCTCTACATGGGTGCCGAGACTGCTTTCGCCTCGACCGAGCCTACGAGCGCGGTTGTCTTCAAGACGGGGACGGCCCCAGCGGGTGCCATCGTCACTTCAAGCGCTGTGTTCGCTAATGACACGGTGTTGCGGAAGATAATCGCAGACGGCACGGTCTCTAACGTAGGTTAGCCGTGCTAGAAGCCCTTCTGTTTACAGGCCAGATACCGGAGATAGACTGGGAGCATGGCGATGACCTGTGCGATTGCACCTTCCAGCGCATCGGGTACTGGACGAACCCCTACCTTGCCAGGACGTTGAAAGTACGTCTTTGCTGTGCTTGGAAGGTACTTGCCGAGCAGAACCCCGAGATAGCCGCTCTGATGCAGGAGATACCTGCCTACGACGACTATAACGGGAAACGCTGGGTGAGCGAACCGGCGGCGTGGGACTCGAAAGAGGCCGACATGCCCCGGGCCTTGTGGCACCGCCAACTCTCCATCCAGCAGGAGAAACCTCTGGAACAGGTGCGCCGTGAGTACGACCACCTAGAACCTCCGCGCAGGGTAAGGCATGGGCATACCGCTAAAGTGTGATCTGGACGACATCCTCCTGGCCTACGGGGAAGCCTGCATGAAGATAAGGCTCCTTGAGGCCCAGGTTACCGAGTTACAGGAATTGTTGGGTGGTAGTGATGGGACGAGTGACGGTCGCTACACAATGGATAGATTCCAACGAACCGGCCTTTCGTCTGAGGGAGATGAACCTTCAGGCACCGAACGGGACCGGGTGGCATCGCTACCAGATAGTTAGCGTTGTCCGGGACGACCGGCTGGCCGAATACCGAGAAGACCTCGGTCCCCGGGAAGACTTCCCGGCCGACGAGTTCGAGATACCCGGCGGGGTCTGGGACTCGCTCACCGGCAAGGGGGAGATACTCCACACCGTCGCTGAACTCCGGGCATACGCTGCCGCCCACCGCCAAGAAGGCAGTTTCTCTGAGTGGTACGAGCATAACCGTGGTGAGGCTTTGCCTACGACCAACCTTACCGAGGGCTTGTATGACCACTGGGAGAAGAAGCGAACGATAACCAAGGAGAGCGGATTATGACCACACCGACCACACCCGAATTTATCGAAGAGTTGCTACAGGAAGTGGAGGAAGCCGAAGAACCGGGCAATCTCCGCGAGGGCCAAGTCCTGCATCGAAGCAACGATGACATGCCTCTGGGCGTCCAGGTAGCCAGCGTGGAATCGGCCGGCCACGTCTTCATCTATAACACCAAGACGGGGAGCCAGTCAAAGACCAACCGGAACATGCTAGAAGCCCAGTTAAGGAAGGTCTTCCCGGAGGACGGCACCCGGGTGTTCACCACGGTCAAGCCACCCTTCGAGCCGCCGAGGGGCACCTACAAGTGCCTGCTCCACGCTGACAATGAGGAGCGGGCACACTACGACCAGATGGGTCTGGCTACCTGCACCAAGGACGACCTGGCCTCGGAGTACCAGGTGCAGCGGCACATGGAGAGGCGCCACCGCATGGAGTGGGCGACCATCGGTGAAGAGCGTGACCGGGCTGAGAAAGACGAGGAGAGGCGCTTCCAGCGCACCCTGATGGCGGCGATAGCCCAGGTCGGGACCAATGGGGCTCCCAACCGTTCCAACAGGCCCGTCTGCGACCAGTGCGGCAGGACTTTCAAGAGCGATGCCGGGGTGAAGCTTCACGTCCGGCAGAAGCACCAGGAGGTAACCGATGCCATTCGTTCAAACTAGCGTGGTAGACAGCGATGGGTCCATCACCACTGCCCCGGCCATAGTCTACGGAGTATTGGCAGCGGCCGGCGCGACCGGCGGGTTGTGGCAACTGAACGACTCCACCGATGATTCGGGCACTGACCTTATCAGCGGGTTCGCCCAGGCCAGCA